AGTACCTTGAGTAGCACCTGTAACAACTGTAGATACTGTAAAGTCTGGTGGTGCAGTTTCTTGTGCAACAAATGTTAAAGAGTAACCAGAAAGGTCTCCCATAGCTGCTCCACTTGAAAAAGTACCAGAAGTTAATTCTGCTCCGTGTACTTTACCTACTAAGAAATAATTACCATTGTAGTCCTCTACCCAAATGTGTGGTCTAGCTACTGCAAGAAGTTTAATTTCCTCTTGTGTTTCTTTTTCTAAGAACGTAAAGTTAAGTGTTAATGTGCTTTCGTAGAATGTTGTTCCGTTTTCTCTAGATGAAGTAACAGCAGTTTCTAAAGTAGAATTTCCTTTGATGTCAAACTGCATTACTGTCGGAGTTCCACTAATAGCTGAGATTTCATTAGATGCGATTGTGATATCACCTAACGTACCGTAATCAGCAAAGTAAACGGACTTTAATCCACCTACTCCTGATTTACAGGGTAAAGCTCTACCTTTAGTTAATAAACAAGCCATAATTTATTGGTATTAAAAAAAGGGTAGGCAGAATACTACCCACCCCTTTATATGTTAGTTAATTTAATTTATTAGTCGTAAAGAACTACATCAGCACCTACACCGATTTGGCATCCTGCTGTATATCTCATTACTACTCTTACGTTTTGTGATCCATCGATGTCTGACATATCAATAACTTTAACTTCGTTTCTGTCGTTTAATAGACCTGTTCCGAAGAATAAGTTAGAGCTTCTTGCAGCGATTGCTTGGTTATCTCCAAAACCTGAAGATGGATAAACTTTCACGCCATCAAAGAATAAGTTATTTAACGATTGGTTAGTACCTTTGTTGTCATAACCTGCTGCACCTAAACCTGCACTTCCGAATCCACCTAAAGCTCTAATGTAAGCTCTGTAGATGTTTTGTGATACATAAATGATTAGGTCATCAGCTCCGTAAACTCCTGATGGAATAGCATCAACGATTTTACCTAATTCAGTAATTACGTTTGCTGCTGTAACTGTTCCTGCTGTAACATCTACTACATCAGAATCATCTGTTGCAAGTTTTACAAAGCCATTGAAGTTACCCTCTCCTGCTAAACCTGACCAAATAGAAGTTTCAGTTGCACTTGCAACCTCTGCTGCTACTCTTGCGATAACGAAGTCCGAAAATAATGGAGGTAAGTTATCAAAAGCAGAGAATCCCATCTGCGCTGCTTCCCAATCAGCGTGTAATTCTTTTTTACAAATCTGTAGGTTTACTTGTAACTCAGTTGGAGTTAATACTTTTTCAGTTAGTGTAAGACCTGAAGTCGTTGAATCGAAATCACAGTCAGCACTTCTTACTAAATTTGAGAAAGCCCCTACTTTCATAGCAGCTTTGTACTTAATGTTAGGTAGAATAGTAATAGCAGCATCATCTAAAGTTTTTGCTGTTAATAAAGATGCAGCAATATATTTACCTGCAAATTCTCCTGCATAACTACTACCTGTAATTGTTGGATTTGGCATTTTTCTTAATTTTAATTATTGGTTAATTTTTTCATTACTCTATCTAAAGCAGTTTCTTTTCTGTTTTGACCGAATCTTACTTTAAACTCTTGTTTAGCTTCAGGATTGTGTGCAATAGGCTCTACAGCAGGAGTTTCGCTAAGTTCTTGTTTTACTTGCTCCTCTACTTGTGCCATTTCTTCTTTTTTCTCCTTTAGCTCGTTTATCATACCTTTGATTTCCTCAACGGCTGATTCAAATTCTTCTTTTGATACATAAGCCATTTCTTCTTCTTCAGCTTCCACTTCTTCTTCTGCTGACTTAATCTCTCCGATAATTCCCTCCTCGCTTACTACTAAGATTTGACCATCTTCCATTTGATATTCGCCTACAGGTACTGCTACTCTTTCATCTTCAGTAACAATAAAGATTTCGTTTCCTGCTTCAAAAGCCTCAGCTTCTAATACTGTACCATTATCAAGTTTAGCTTGTGCTAACTCGACTTTCTCTTGAGATTCTTCAGTAGCTTCTTCTAATTGAGTTTCCTCAACTTGTTCTTCTACTTGCTCTATTTGCTCCTCTCCTAAGAAAGTTTTGATTTTGTTTAAGA